GCACGGCGTACTGAATCGACTAAGACCGAATCAACGGTGGTCACGGTGGTAATACCCGAACCTGAGAATTCATGACGGGCATTGTTTAAACCCGCATCTAACTTATCCAGCGCGGTAACTAGCGAGTCGTTATCAGCTAAATAATGATTGTTGGTGTATTGCGGGTATTCGCTACCTTCGGCAGTTTTGCCCGTGTAATTACGGATAAAACCCAATTCGGATAATGAGCTTTGGTCTTCTAAAACCCACTGCCCTAATTTGTTGAAGCGGTAAGTGTGACCTGCGCTAGTCCCATCCAACACATAGACCAAATCACCTGCACTTTCCAGATTACTGTCTTCAATGAATGTGCCGCTAGCTCTTTCGTATGTGTAGACATTGTTAAGCGCGTTATTGCCAAATAAAACCCGACCACCATCATCAATAACAATGCCATCAACCGTAATGGTTTCTGTCGCTGTTCCTGTGGGTAAAACCGTTGCGGTGTTATCAGCAACAAGGGCATGAGGGCGATAATCGCCGCTATTAATCGAATCAATATCGGCTTGCGTGGCTATGCGTGTCCAGTCCGCTGCATTACCATTGTTGGCAATTTTGGTATAGACATAGCCTGTAGTTTCATTGGTGACTTCTGAGCCGATTCCATAACCCGCAAGAACACCTGAGCCATTTGGAACACCGACAACACTGGTGTAGATTTTTTCATAGCCTGTAGTGGGGCTTTCAAAGCCAATTCCAAGACCTGAGATGTGGGGTTTTTGAGACATTTTTTATATCCTAAAATAAGGTTAAATCTGAGATTAAAACCGCATTTACATTGACTGTGTTTGCCGTTTCGTTTGTTACCTGTAGCGTAATATTGCTACCGATTAAATCCGCGTGGGCATAAAAGCCGTTGCGTGTTCCGTTAATGGCATATTCCATAAAAATCACCTCATTACCGTTAAACGTAGCATCAATAATTGACCGCCTTACCTTGCCACTCACCGTATCAACCAACACAACGTGCCAGATAACGGCGCGGTAAATGGTTGCTGGTAATGCCGTGACACTTAGTAACTGATACGCTAAACACTGGGTTTTAATCTCCAGTGGTTTTGCCGATTCACCCGCAGGGCCTTGTATCCCTGTTTCAATCGTAACGCGCTCAACGTCTTTAACAATAACCGTTTCAAGCGTGTCACTAACCAGCACATTAATAAGCGGTTGCTCAACGGTAATGCTTGAAACCGTTGGCTCAATAACAACTTGTTCAACAATCGCCTGAGCAATAACCGTGGTTTGTTGCTCAGTAATCGCAACGGTAACTGGCTGATCAACAACAATGACATCGGTCATTGTTAATAAGTCTGATCGGCAACAACCGTCAACACATCCTGCTCATACGTTCTGACAATGCCCACGGCATCAGTCACTTCTAAATCAAATTTATACTTGCCAATGTCCCAAAGGCGGGTGGCAATGGCATCAATGCGTAAATCAATCCTGCCTTCTGGAGGCGTAATAATAAGCTCGCCTGTGAGGGTACTTGCGGCAACCACTAAGACCTGTTTAGCATCACGGACATGAAGTCTGGCAGTTGCACCTGTCAGAATAATCGGTGTATTGTTACTATCCTTGATTGCCCAACTTCTTAACCAAGTGTCCCCTCTATAAATTTGCGCTGACACTTCTTTTCCTCTGGTTAATTTAAAACAGTGGCTGATTAGGGCTTTGATTAATCATGTACGCTAAATCTAACGCTAATCAGCACTGCCCTTGGGTAGGTCATTTAATCAGTGAGGGCTTTAATACGCCCTTTAACACCGATGGTATTGTTTAAGTCATGCGCTTTTTCAAAGTACGCTAGTGCGTCTTTAGGTTGCAACTCGATAATCGAGTCCCCCTTGAGCTTGTAATACTGTGACTGCGTGATGTTATCGACTGTCCACGTTTTACTGGTGATGCGGTCAAACACAATGCTAAAACACTCAGGCAACAACGTTTTTTCTTTGACTGCCTTATTAGAAAATGACAATACTGAATCCGCACAAATATCCTCATGCCCACGCCTGAAAATATCGTTGGTTTGCTTGGTCAAGGTGGCATAGTCGCACAGCTCAATTGCCCAGTCCCACTGCTCACAGTCACACGCCCACACCAGGCAATAAAACAGCACGTTGTTATCGTGGGTTTCTTTTGCCGCCATGTACTCTGTTAAATACTCGCGGTATTTATTCAGCAATGACGGTTTGCGCTTATCGCGTTCTGCATGATCGGGAATCGATTTAAGCGACTGCTCATCACTTTTAATCATCCTTGAGTAGTAAAAATACTGCTCTTGAATGGCGTTAGTGGGTTTTAACGGCGCGGTGTGTCGTGCCGCTGGTGCTGAGTTCTTGGCTTGCGCAACACTCCATGCGTGTCGCGCTTTTGCCCCCATCGAATCCCAATTATCAGGTCGTTGGTTAGCCATCACTAAACCACTGGGTTAATAGCCCACACATCAGAAGCAGCAACCCACGCATCATTAATGTCTTTTAAGCGAATAGCGTCAGGATGTACCGCGACAATGGCGTTCAGTTCCTTGATAACAAAATCCACTTTTTGCCATGAATAATCCACCAGCCCTTTTTTATCTTGGCTTTCTTCAAGCGAGCGTCTAACGCTTTGCGTTTGATAGATGTACTCAAGGTTTTTAGGGTCAGTAATAAACAACCCGCGTGAGGGCATTTCGTCAGGCACAACCGCTTGAATGCCCCCCAGCGTTTGCATTGCTAGAAAACTTTCACTGGCAGCGCGTTCGGTGGCAGTATTACCCGCCGCGTTCAAAATACGGCTAACGTCTTGATTTTTGAGTTCATCGCCGATAATCGCACGAATGCCTGTATTGCCACGATGTACCCGTGCAATGTGTTCATTCTTCAGGTAATTAACAAAATCCGCCATGCTGGTAAAATCGCCACCCACACCTATATTTATAGGATTAATGTCATAGCCTTTGGGCGTAACACCACCCGCCGTAATGCCATAAACTTGTGAGGGGGCGTTATTGATAAGGTACTGAAACCAGCCCTTAGCGACATCTTCCATCATCGGGTGAGCGGTTAAATCTGTACCCACTGCCAGATTTTCAGATTGACCATAGAAGCCAATCCGCAAGCGTGACAACGCGCGTGAACGAGTAATAAATTCACGGTATAGGTTAAAGACTTCGGCAGAACCCATGCCCCATTGCAAAATGGTATTCCATAGGACAATTACGTCTAGCTCTAGTTCTTCGACTTTAAAGTCGCGCCCCGTAAACCCACCAACATCCACAGGATTACGCTTGTGGTTTTTATCGCCTGTGACGGTGCGTTGACCGACGCTTTTGCCTTCAGCTAAGGACAGGATTTGTCCCGCGCTGTCTTCCGTCGGTGTAGTGGTAATGAGGTTTAAAAACTCATAACTTTGTCTCACTTTTTCTTCGGTTTTTTGAACAATGACTGGGCTAACGTCCATCGTTTTGCCTTTTTCAAAACCTTTGCCAAAAACACCTTGAAAACCTTTAAGTATTTTTGCTTCTAACTGCTCACGAGTCGCCATTATGCGTAACCTTCTGTATCTTCATCGTCACCATTACCGCCTGTGTTGTCTTCGTGTTTAGTAGACGGGGCTTTTGCTTTCAAGTGTGCCAATTCCGACGCTTGTGCTTTGATAGTTTTACCTTGCTCACCCACGAGGATTGCCAACGCGGCGAACTTTGTTTCTAGTGTTTCTTCTGGCTTATCTTCGGGTGCGGATTTAAACAGTGCTAACTTGGCATCTATGCCTTCTAACACTTCTTTATTGTTTTGCGCGAATAACGCCTTGAGTTGTTCTTCAGTCATATCACTATCATCGAGTTTAGGTTCTAGAATTAATGCAGGTGGTTTTTCGCCTACTACCGCATTGAGGATTTTTAACAGCAAACTTTTATTATCGTCACTGTCTAGCGTCGCACTAAGTTGTGCAGGCGGGTGTTTAAAGCTCTTCATGGCTTCTTTGATATTCGCCATTGGTACAGCGTCTTCTATCGACTTGGTATCAATTGGATCAATGATTTCATCAATCAAACCCGCCGTGAGTGCATCGTCTGCGGTGTACCATGTTTCGGCTTTCAATAATTCCAACACGGCATCCGCTGAAATGTTTAATCGACTCATGTACAGGGGGATAATCGCCCGTTCATGCACTTCAGCAATATCGGCTTGCTTGCGAAACTCCTCCGCATCGCCACTTGCCCAACCTTGAGCGCGGTGAATCATAATCATCGAGTTTTGTGCGGCTTTGACTTTATCGCCTGCCAACATAATCACGCTACCCATAGACAACGCAAAACCCATCACAAGAACCGTTACTTCGGCAGGGTGTTGTTTGATCATGTTAAAAATGGGTATCCCATCTTCAAAATAACCGCCCGTTGTAGATAGATACACTGTGATAGTAGTCACGCTTTCATAACCCTGCATCGCACGGCGAAACGATTCCACGTCCACATCCCAGCCACCAATTTTACCGTACAAATACAAGTCAAGATGATTGCTGTTTGCCAGTGCGGTAAACCATGATTTTTTATTGAGTTGTCTTTTCATGGATTAAGTGTCGCTTTTTTCAAAACACCTCGCAATGCCCTTTATTCCTATAAAACAGCGATAGGAATCGCAGTGATTTATCAAAGTGGAGAAGCTCAATACACTGCATGACATGGCAAGAAGTTATTCAGATGAAACCAAAGAAAAAGCGCGATTGATGTACTTCAATCGCGTTCTTGTGTCCGACATAATCAAAGAGTTGGGCATTAACAGCATGCAGATTGTGTACAAATGGCGAGACCTTTACGAATGGGACAAATTACTCACGCCTGACAGTGTGCAAATCAGAACCTCACAGCGTTACAACCTGTTAATCGACAAGGACAACAAAACAGGCAGTGACTTACAAGAGCTGGAACGCTTAGCCGATATTCTGATTAAGCTGGAAAAAGCCCACGCGGACATTGAGCTAAAGAAAAACAGCCACGCTTCAGGTGAATACTCTGGAAACAGCAAAGAAGCTAAACAGAAAGCCACTAAAAAGAACAAGAAAAACAACGTTGACCACATCACAGAAGAGATGCTGGCTAATTTCCGTGATAATCACCTGTATAAACACCAACGGATTATTTACGACGCGGGCAAAGACCCTGCGACCTGTCGCAATCGGATTATTCTCAAGCCGCGTCAAGTCGGTGGCACTTACGGATTAGCCTTTGAAGCCTTTGAGACCGCGATACTCAAGCAACACAATCAAATTTTTATCAGTGCCACCCGCGCACAGGCAGAAGTGTTTAAGTCCTACATTGCCATCATTGCCGCGCAACACTTTGACGCTGAAATAAGCGGTTCGCCGTCTCGACTGAGTAACGGTGTCGAACTGCATTACTTAAGCCCAAACTCTAACGCCCAAAGCCGTAGCGGTGATGTGTATTTTGATGAAATATTCTGGACACCCAATTGGCTAAAAATGGAAAGTTACGCCTCACCAATGGCGACGCAACTCATGTACAAAAAAACCTATATCAGCACCCCGTCAACCATTGGACACCAAGCCTACGAATACTGGAACGGCGATAAATACAATAAAAGCCGCCCTGCAAAAGACCGCATTGATATTGATATTGATGATATGAAGGCGTTAAAAAAAGGGCGATTAGACGCGGATGGTTTTTGGCGGTTTGCGTTCACTGTGCGTGACGCGGTGGCGTGGGGCTTTGACCGCGTGGACATTAAACAACTACGCCTTGAAACTGACCCCGCTATTTTTCCTTGCCTGTTTGAATGCAAATTTATCGATGACAGCTCTAGCGTGTTCAGCTTAAAAGAGATTTTAGCTTGTGGCGTAGATGTTGAAAGCTGGAAAGATTATGACAAGAATAGCGACAGACCCTTTGGCAATGCGCCTGTTACGTCGGGTTATGATCCAGCGGGCGAAGGCGATAACGCCTCCTTTGTGATTCTATCAAAACCCGCGACTAAAAAAGACAAATTCAGATTGTTCAAAAAACACAACTGGCGGGGCATATCCGCGCCCGATCAAGGCATTAATATTCAGCGTGAATTAACCCGTTTCAACTTTACCAATATGTACCTAGACAACACAGGTTCTGGCTATTATGTCGGCGATTACATTGCCGATATTTTCCCGTATTTGGAGCGCGTCAACTATACACCTGAATTAAAAGGCCGCATGGTTCAAAAGGGACTAAGCCTGATTAAATCAAAACGCTTTGAATATGACGCGGACGATAAAGACCTGCCATTGGCATTTATGACTATTTATCAAAAAGTCACCCAAAGCGGCGAGATTACCTACGCCAGTACCCGTACCAAAAAATCAGGGCATGGTGACGAGGCGTGGGCGTGTTTGCAAGCCTTTATGTGTGAAAACTTGAATGTTGAAAGCACTCGTAAATTTAGTATTAGCACCTTTGATTAAATAGGAAAAAACATGAGTATTATTTCAAAATTCGGTGACGCACTCAGTGCCATAGACATAACCAGCATAGCGGATTGGTTTGGTGTCACGCTAGTCGATAACACCATCAACGGCTATTACACGCCGCCTATTTCACCGATAGGTTTAGCGCGATTAGTTAAATCAAATCCACATCACGGCACATTGCCCAGTTTCAAAGCTAATTTGCTGGTTAAAGATTTAAAGCCTAACGCGCTGGTTAGTAAAAAAACCCTACGCAAAGCCGCGATAGATTTTAACGTGTTTGGCAATTGCTACTTTAAGCTAATACGCAACAATGCAGGGCAGGTTATCAACGTGGCGAACTTACCCGCTATCAATATGCGCCGTAAAAAGAACGGCGTGTATTGCTACCTAAACAAAGACAGTACCCAAACCGATTTCGCGCTCGGTGAAGTGGTGCATATCTTTGAATACGATGCAGAACAACAAATCTACGGAGTACCCTATTGGTTTGGGGCGTTGCAATCCATTCTATTGAGTGAAGACACGCGCCTATTTTATCGCCGCTTCTTCAAAAACGGCGCACAAACAGGTTTTATGATTGCCACCAGCGGCTTACAAGACCATGAAAAAACTGCAATGGATAAAGCCATCGGGGCAATTAAAGGCGTAGGCAAATGGCTATCTATGCACGTTGCCTTACCGAGTGGCAAGATTGACGAAATTATTAAAATCATGCCCGTAGCGAATGACGGTGCAAAAATCGATTATGCAAAGCTCATGGGCGTATCCACCGATGAAGTCATGGAAGCATGGCGTATTCCTCCGCAACTCGCAGGAATGTTGCCTGACATAAACGGCAATACAGGCGATTTAGACAAAGTAGTCAAGATGTACCACGACTATGAAATAGTCCCCTTTCAAGACATCATGAGCGAGCTAAACGACTACCTTCCTTACAGTGCGTTTTTACAGTTTGAAAACAATTACTTAATGATATAATGCCCCATTATCTTCATGACTTCAAAGAGACTGAAATGAGAGTGCCATGTACTTTTTGCAAAGAACCATTATCGTGTAATTCTCGTCATAATGAACATTCAAGCGAGCCTATTCTTGGAAAAGTTAGCCACATATTTACATCCTATGGAATTTGCCTTAACTGTGGAGGTAGAAGTATTTATAAATATGAAGGCATACCTGTTAATCCGCCATTAGAACCCATCGAAAAACTATTACAAAGCGATTTATTCACGTTTTGCTTACCTGCTTAAATTTGATAGGTGTGCCGAATTTGTGACGCGGTTGGGATTAAAGTGGAGTAGAACACGATACAATTGCAGTAGGTTATCGTTGGGCGATAACTGCAACGTGTTGATTTTATGTATATATTATATTAAGCAGGTTATTCATAACCCCGGGGTCGGTGGTTCAAATCCACCTATCGCCACCATAAAAATCAATAACTTATGGTGATTTATTTAATCCTTTTTATTGTCTGTGTCGAATTTGTACCGTTGGTGTTACCAGCGTATTCATGCAAATGATCACTGGATAAATGAGCGTAGCGCATAACCATCGTTAAATCTGCCCAACCTCCCAACTCTTTTAGTACATGAAGCGGCGTTCCATTTTGAATATGCCAACTTGCCCATGTATGCCTTAGATCATGCCATCTAAAATTAGTTATCTCAGCACGTTTTAAAGACTTTCCCCATGATGTTTTAATACTGTCTACTGGCTCGCCATTGTATGTAAATACATATTCATCATGGTTGCCTTGCTGAGATTTTAATACATCAACTGCATATTGCGAGAGTGGTACAGGAATTGACTTTTTACTTTTTGCCTCGCTTGAATCAACCCATGCTACAGATCGCTTTATATCAACCTCTGACCATTTAAGATTAAATACGTTTGATTTCCTTAGTCCAGTTGATATTGCAAACTGAGCCATTGGTTTTATATGTGGGGCTAGTTCTATCTCTAATCGAATCCATTCTTGTTTAGACAGGAATCGTAGTTTTGGTGTAGTTTTCTTTTTGCGTGGTATTGATATTGAATCGCACCATCCGCGCTTATGTGCCATGTTTATAGCCGCGCGTACATTGTTTGCAATTCTATTGTAAGTTCCTGAAGTTTTTTCTGCTAGGGCATCCTGTATATCATGACCATTTACCTGCGATAGTGGTCTGCTTGGGTATGCCTCTAGCAGTGTTCTTAATGCGCTTTTTTCTGATGCTGTACGTTCACTGTCTAATAGCCATAACTTGAACGCATCAGCTAGTGTCTTACCGCTTTCTTTCTTTTGCTTTAGACTAACTTTAAGTTGGTCGTGGATTTCTTGGGCTTTCTTTTTGTCACTGGCGCCAGTAGATTCTCTAACTCTTTGTCCGTTAATCGTGAGATAGTAGTACCATACTTCACCTCTTTTATAGAGTGACATTTTTCATCCTTCGCATTTAGTGCGTATTGTGAACGGATATACTCTATTAAGTCAACTATTACAAATACCCATGCTCTACCTATTTTAGTCGCTGGTATCTCTTTTGCGGCTGCTTTCTGCTGTACGGTGCTAATAGAGCATCTTAGCAGTTTTGCAGCATCTTCTAAGCCTATTGTGGTCATCATTTTCCCTCTATCTGCTTAATAATTTGGTCTACCGCAGAAATATAAAGTTTTGACAAACTTTCTACTTTCTTTTCCAGTTCATCAATACGCTGCTGCTGGTGTTGCCATGCTTGCTCTGCCCAATATTTTATTGCGCTTGGTTCATCATCTATAGGCGCATCATAATTTGGCGGTAACGACCACCACGCATTAAACTGCTGTTGTGCTTCGGTCATATCATTTCACCTCTTTAAGTGCTTCACGCGCTATTCCAATTACTTCACCAGTATTGCAATCGTATTTACATACTTCCAAAGCCTCTCGCAAATTGTTGTTGCTGGCTTGGAGTTCTTTCACATAAGCATCACAGCTACGAAACCTTAAATCGCGCTCAGAATATTTACGACTCAACTCAACAACCTCGCTCTCAAGTTCCGCTATCCGTTTATTGGCTTCGGTGGTTGCTGCTTCAAATCCAAATTTATAGAACCCTACATATCGACTTAGATTTCTGTGCATATCCATATCATTATTAGCTCTGCGCTCTGCTAACTTATTGCTAAACCACTTCTCAAACGCCTCGTTATTCGTTGTCATCTTTATTTACTCCCTTGTATAGTCTATGTAATGCCAAAATGTAAACGTATTGCCTATTACAAATAGTTCAGTGACAACTGGGTATTTATTTTCAATTACCATCTTGCTTACTCCTTTGGTGCGGCTTGTGCGTTATTAATCATTTCATCCATAGTAGATTTACTGAACCTGTAATATCCTGACATTGGATGAAATCCTTGCCCACAGCCGCACCTACTACACTGATCTAAACAACCAAACATTCCTAAAAAGCCTATTTGCTTAAAGTCATGAATGCCTATGCCACAAAGTAATTTATTTAGCATGGATTAAGCTCCATAATGATTGTGCAACTCTAGCAATATCCTTGTGGCTAAACATATCGTCATATACTTTTTGTAATTCCTCAGCACTTACCCATCCTTCACGCTCAACAGTGGGGGCGTTGGCTATAAGTTTACGCGCTCCTTCAAGCGAGAAAATTCTACGAACTACATTCCCATCCTTTAGCCATAACTGTTCTGAGTTATAAAAACTTTCCAACAAAGCATCTGCGTCTATTAGTTTCATGGTTTAGTCCTTAAATGGTTCCAAAAGGATGAAGTTCACGTTTTGCTATTAGGTAAGCTTCGTGTGCTTCTTCTGCTGTTTTAAAGGTTCCTACATATACAGTTTTTTTATTTACTCTAATTTTTGCTGCGTACTTGTTTATTCTTTTAACAAAAATAACACCCAGGAATCCAGTAGAATTATTTTTATTTGGCTTTGCTATATTTACATACTTCCAAAGCCTCTCGCAAATTGTTGTTGCTGGCTTGGAGTTCTTTCACAT